ACAACTGGTGTCGCCTGTGTTCAAACAGGGCGCAATTTTATAGGTTGCGAGATTGACCCACAGTATTTCAAGATAGCAGAAAAACGTATACATGACGCACAACAACAGTTGAGGTTAGGAATATGACACCCTTTTTATCTGTTCTAATACCAACGTATAACCGGCCAGAACTTACCATGGAGGCCGTTGTCAGTGTTGGCGACAATCCTGATGTTGAGATTATCGTTGTTGACGATGGATCAACGCGAGAGAATCAAACATTACTTGCATACCTGATAAATCCTCTTATCCTTAAGGGGCGCGTCAAATGTTACGAGAACGTCGCCAATCTCGGCATGGTGAAGAACTTCAACAAGTGCATGGAATACGCAACGGGCGTATGGTATGGGATCATTGGGTCAGACGATATATATCTGCCGGGCGCAATAGACAGCGCCGTAAAGATGCTCAAAACGTTGCCCGGGCCTTCTCTCGTCGTGCATTCAAGAACAACATGGTTTGAAGTGTGGATGCCTGGCGCATATACGGTCAAGGGGTTAAAAATGCCGTCAGGGTCTGGCAACTTCTGGCACAGTGATATTGTTGAGCGTTTAGGCGGGTTTGATGAACGGTTGACATTCTCGCCCGATGCAGAGTATTGGTATAGGATGGCCACAAAATACCCTGTAGTTAAATGTCCACAGAAATACAGCAAGGTTCGAGAGCATAGTGCTAGTCTGATGTGGTCATTGTGGCGCAGGAAAGCAGAAATGTTTGTCCAGCAGAAATTATTAGTGGAGACGATTATGCCATATCGTGGCGAGGATGCGAATGACCGCGATCTTGTTGCGGCGAATATTGCAATAACGTTATGGGATACCGTAATATATATTCTCAAACATACCAGCACGATGCCCGAAAATTACGACATATTTGACGACTATCTTACGAATGCCGTGACGATGGCCAACACAGACGAGCGCAAGTCGCTCGTCAGCGAATATATTGCAATAAGGAATAAGAAATGACACCTATTAGTTTTCTGATCAACGTCAAGGATGAATCGTCAAGGCTGCATTATGTTTTAGACGTTGCCACGCGATGGGCAGACGAGGTGTTAGTAATTGACAAGGGGAGCGTAGATAGCACAGTTGAGATTGCCAAATCATATCCAGGCGTTAGGGTCATTGACGGATCTAACCATGGCAGATATGGCGACGAGGACAGAGTCAATTGGGTTCAGCTGCCAAAACACAACTGGATATATATTGGCACTCCGTCAGAGATCCCGACGCGCAAGTGCATTGACCGGTGCCGCGAGTTGATCGACGGCGATTATGATTTGATTACCGTGCCCCGTAAAATGTATATGCTGGGGGTTCATTCCGAACATTCACCCTGGAATATCAGCCATTACAAATTCCTTGTCAACCGCAACCGCACGTTATTCAGCAATAAGATCCACCATAATTTTATTGCGCAGGATGGCAAGGAGGGGCACGTTCAATATGCCGAGGATTGTTGTGTGCACCATTTGACGTACACCAGCTGCCTGTATTGGATCAACACTATGAAGGATTATTGGCAGTTGGAGGCTGAGGGATCCACTAATATACCGCAGGACATTAATCGTTGTTTTGCGGCAATCGAGGCGCAGGACGCTAATCTGAAAGTGGGTGGTGAGGAAGTATATTTATTGTATTTGGCCTGGCAGTTGTATCATATCGGCACCGCGTTCTTCCTGGAAGAGAAACGGCGAGGTATGGATATTACGAGTGTTTACAAAGATGTGTATGATAAGGTATTGGAGGAGTGGAAATGAACAACACTGTACAAATTAATATCAAGATCAGCCCCGAACAAAAAACAGCATTAGAGAAGTTGGCAGAACAGGAGCATAAACCAGTATCACAATTAGTTAGGGAATTTATAAGATTGGGCACCAAGGTTATGCTTCAACCCTCAATACCTCTTGAATTGCGTGACGACCATTATGTATAAAACGTCGCCAACCTGCCAGATCGCAACGTTACCGCAGATATACCAAAGTGTATTCGGCGACGACCATATCGGCACCTTCGTCGAGATTGGCGCGTATGACGGGCTAACTTATTCCAACACCTATGGCCTGGCCGAGATGGGATGGCGCGGATTATACGTCGAGGCCGTGCCGGAATATTGTGGCTCGTGCAGGCATAATCACGCAGACTATGAAAATATCGACGTTGTTTGCGCATGTGTTGGGAGTGGTGAAGATGCTACCCTTTATATCGCGGGCGAGTACACGACAACCAGTCAGGAGTTCATCGACCTCGTTCCAGCCGGATGGCATATAACGTATAGCGGCGGCGAGATGGTGCAGACGATTACCCTGGATAGATTACTGGATAAACATTGGCATGAGCACAAGGAAACAGATCTATTTGTCATTGACGTTGAAGGGGGCGAGATGGCAGTCCTTAACGGATTGACAATGGATTACTGGCGCCCTAAAATGGTAATCATCGAGGCTTGCGAACGGCATCCAAAACCTGATCGCAGGATAAACGCGCCGGGTATAAACGCATACTTTAGGCACGCTGGGTATAACAAGATATACTCAGACGACTGCAATAATATTTATACGAGGGCGTGATGTGTAAAGTCTCTGCCATAGTCTCTGCCTACTATGCCGAAAAGTATATTGAGTCGCGGCTGGCAAACCTATTCAATCAATTTCCGCCGCCCGAGATAATCGTTATCGCGCAAAAGGGCAGCAAGGAGGCCGAGATCGCCAAGGCGCACGATGATATTATCTGGATCCTGACCGAGGACATTCCGACCATATACGCCGCATGGAATATAGGCATAAGGGCCGCAAACGGCGAGTATATAACTAACGCCAACTGCGACGATTCTATATACGCGGGCACGTACGCTGCCATGGCGTTGCACCTTGACATGAACGACCATATTGCTCTCGTCTACGGGGATAACGACCTGCAAATGGGAAGTTCAACAAGATTGCATAAGCGCATGGAAGGCGGGTACGACGTGCTGAAAAAGTATTGTTTCGTAGGCCCATTCCCGATGTGGCGCAGATCACTGCATGATAAGTATGGATTGTTTGACGAGCGGTACAAGATATGCGGAGATTATGAATATTGGCTGCGCATTGCTAGGGCCGGCGAGAAGTTTGATCATTTTTCCTGGCCAGTTGGATTGTATTTGAAGCGCGCGGACTCACTTGAACACCGCAATCAATCGATTGCAACGTCTGAGGCGAAGCGCATTAGGAGGTTATATGAATGACGAATTAGTTTTATACCTGGACGCCAAGGCAGAGTTTAAAGGCAACGTCCTGCTGCAGTTGGCAGAGAAGCACAATATGAAAACGTTTGTAGAGACCGGCACGTACAGCGGCGAGATGGTCAAGTACATGAACGATAACTATAAGTTTTCCAGGATATACTCAATTGAGCTATCGCTGAGGCTATACGCGCGCGCGTTCAAATTGTTTCAGGATCAGCAGCACATTACCATTTTGCAGGGGGACAGCGGGGAGCAGCTGCGGCACCTTGATCTGCGGAAGCCCGCTCTGTTTTGGTTGGACGCGCATTATAGCTGTGGCTGTACGGCCCGGGGCAAAAAGATAACGCCTATCCTGGAAGAGTTGGACATTATCATGTCTTCCGTAGACCACGTCATTGTCATTGACGATTTGGACAATCTGCCCAAGTGGAGCGTACCCGTTGCTGTACTTAAGAAATATATTTGGGAGCGCAAACCGCAGGTTGAGTTCACTATTGTTGACACCATGCTGATTGTTGAGCCATGCGCGTATGGAGGGATATAGTTCCCTATTGTATTTCGTCGCAAGACATGGTATAAAGTAGTCACAACTTATTGGTCATAGCGTGAGGCAGTTGCCTAAACTGTGACCTGAGCCTGCAAAAGGATTTTGATGGCCGAAGAGATTTAATCGACTTCGGCTTTTTTGTTTAAGGAGGTGCAAATGGAAAATGAACTAGATAACGTCATTTATTTCGGAGATGCGGTCAAGGCTATTGAACTTGAAAACGGCGATGTGAAATTGGGCGGGTACTTAGTGCGCTTTAGTGATCCATCGACGCCAGACCTGACGGGAGATTATTTTACACCACGCACAGAGTTTGGAAACGTGAGCAAATCCCACAGTTGGTTCAATCATCGCCAGGTCGTTGAGTTTGAAGGAAAAACCACCAAGTATGCGAACGAACTTCCAGAGGCAGATTTGAACGTTGATGAAATTGGCGTGTTCGCAGAAATAGTAATTGGTGCGCGCAGCCAATACGAAAAGATTATTGCTGAATTAGGGCTGGCTGGAAAACTGTGCTGGTCGTCTGGAACAGCCTCGCACCTGGTTGACCGCAAGCATATCAGCGGAGATATATTCGAAATTACCCGCTGGCCTTTGGGTCTTGATGCAAGCTTAACCCCAACCCCGGCAGAACCTAAGAATAGCGTTGTGCCAATCAAATCATTGATTACTGCATTGTCGGCGGATGCCGAAATGGAGGATGCAAAGAATATTATTCCAGTTATAGAGGAGGTCAACATGACCGAGGAAGAAATGAAGGCAATGCTGGAACAGGTTGCCTCGGATGCAGCGGACGCAGCCGTCAAGAAATATGCCGCAGAAAGTCAGCCCGATATCCTGGCTGGTGTGTTAATCGACGTCGTTGGCGACGAATCGGACCGTGCAGCGAAAGGCAATCCTTTCAAAAGCGCTGGTGAATTTTTTAGCGCTGTTAAGAATGCTGCGACCGATCCATCGTCAATCGATAAACGGCTCAATACGCTGAAGGCAAGCGGAATGAACGAAGCTATCCCGTCTCAAGGCGGTTTCCTCGTAACGCAGGATATTGCCAGCGGGATCATGACCAATATGTGGGGCACCGGGACTGTGCTCAGCAAATTCAATCCCATTAACGTGTCAGGAAACGGCATGGTATTCAATATCGTTGACGAAGCCTCGCGCGCAGATGGTTATCGCCAGGGCGGTATCTTAGGATACTGGCTTGCCGAAGCGGGAACTAAAACAGCAACCAAACCCACGTTCCGCCAGTTGTCCTTGAAACTCAAGAAAGTCGCTGCATTGTGCTATGCGACCGACGAGTTGCTCGACGATGCTACGGCACTGGAAAGTTGGATCACCAACAACGTTCCTACCGAACTTCGTTTCCAGGTTGAGGCCGCGATCATCAACGGAAATGGCGTTGGAAAACCCCAGGGTATCCTGCAATCAAATGCGTACTACGAACTCGCTCGCGTTGATGCGAACGAAATTGACGCGACTGATGTTA